TCGAAGGAGATCGAGCGGCTGAGGGTTTCGCTCAGGGTGCCGCCGCTGAAGACGCGGTCGGTGTAGAGCTTGAAGGCGGCGCCGTCTTGTTGGCGTTGAAGGACGTCCTGGATCATCCGGTTGGAGAGGGCGGCGTCTTCGTTGGTCATGTAGACCGTGGCAGTGCCGGTGCCATCGCCGAAACCGCTGATGTAGGTGCGGAAGGGCACGTACTGGCCAGGGGTTTGACCGATGGTGGTGACGTCGATTTCAGCGCGGCTGATCTCGAAGCTCCAGTCGCGGACTTGGCCGACGACGGCGAAGTCTGCGTAGGCGACTTGGAACTCGTTGGGGGCAACGGCCGTACCATCGTCGGTGATGGCCAGGATGGTGCCACCGGCGCTGGTGGAGACGGTCAGCGCACCAGTGTCAGCGGTGTAGCTGAGGACGTAGTAGGTGGTGGCAGCCGAGATCGGAGCGGGCAGGGTGCCAGAGCCAGCGCCGCCGGTTTGGCTGTTGACAATGCTGAACTTGACCGGGTCGCCGACCTTAAAGTGCAGGTAGGGCTGCACCGTGATGACGTCGGTGCCGATGTTGACATTGGTTTCACCGAAGGTTCCGGTGGTGCCGGCGGGCTTGTAGTAGAGGGCGCCGGACGTGCCGGACAGGACAGTGGTGGCCATAGGGGCGTACCAGGGAGTTTATGCAGTGGGGCGGGCACTGCCCGGCTTTTACAACAATAGCAAGAGTCTTTAAGAGAGGACTGTTGCTACCCAGTTGGTGTCGATGCGGCCCATGAAGTGTGGGGCGTCTTCGGTTGTTGAGAAGATCGGACCGGTGATTTCGCCGAGACGGAAGAATGTTCCAGTGGAAGATTTTGCGGTGGCGTTGATTGTTTCGAGGGTGTTGACGGCTGTGGTCAGCAGGGTTTGGTTGCGGGAGGGGCCGCGGCCTTTTTCGGTGAAAATGCGGATGATGAGGGCACCGCGGGCGTGGTCAACGCTGTTGGTCAGAGTTGGTTCGTTCGTGATGCCGAAGGTGATGTTGACGCGGACGTATTCGGTGGTTGTATTAGGTGGGACGGCTGTTATGTTGTCGAAATAGACGGGCACTGGGGGCACCAGTGCGCTGAAGGCGGTCAGTAGGGGATTTTCGACGGCGGCGCGGATGGCTTGGTAGTTCATGCTTGAAACTCAGCTTTGATGCCGCGTTCGAGGGCTTTTTGCATTTTGCCGCCCTGTGCGTAGGTTGTGTACCAGTCGAGGGGTGCCGTGGAGCGGTTATCGGAGCCGCCTCGGACTTTGGGGCCGATGTCACCGCGGCGGCCGCCTTCGAAACGAGTGCCGCGAAAAACGACGTCGCCTTCGGGTTCGTAGCCGGGGTAGCGGAATCCGTCGCTGGGGGCGACCAAGTCCATGGCCACCATGGCGTAGGGGGCTCGGTTGCCGATGATCAGTTTTGTTACGCGCTGCATCTCCCGTTTGGTGACTGGCAGTTCGGGGATGTCGGAGAGGGTATAAGGGTATTGCCCTGGGATGGCTGCTCCAACGCTGGGGGCGTAGGCTTCCCAGCTATCGCGGAACTCGCCTCCCCAGACGGGACCTGCCTCGGCGAGGTCGTTCATGATGTTGCGGGCGACTGTCCGCACTGATTTATTCAGCTTTGTGCGGAGGTCGCGTTCCAGTTGGGATAGGGCGGCCATTACTGGGGCCTCGCTATGACGGTGTGGAGGACTGGGTTGTCGCCGCGGTAGGTGGTGATGTTGATGATTTTGGCCTCGCGGGTTGCGCCGTCTTGGGTGTACTGGATGCGGTCGGCTTCGGTGGGGTAGTAGCTGCCGAGTTCGGCGGTGCCAAAGATGACTTTGAGGTCGGTGGCTTGGTAGAGGCCTTCGGATTCGCGGGGGTTGAGGCGGACGATCAGCGCTTTCATGCTGACGTTGGTGTCGGAGCCGGTGACTGCTCCAGTGGTTGGGTTGTAGGTGCGGGGTGTGGTGGTTTTGATGTAGGTGATCGTTTGGCCCCAGTCGTTTAGGAGGGGGGCCGGGATGGAGGCGAAGGTGTCGTCGATTAGGCCCATGTCAGCCTCGGAATAGACGGACGGCGTAGTTGGCGGCTCCACCCATGCAGTAAGGGCCGAGGTAGGACTGGAGCCAGGGGTAGACGTCGAAGACGTTGTTGACGACGCCGCTAGTTTGTGAAGTTTTGTTGTATTTGACGCGGAGTTCGCCGAGTTCAACCTCGTCGTAGATGCCAGTGGTGCCTGTGGTGCCAATGATGGCATCGGTGTCGTTGGCGAGGGCGCGTGCCAGTTCGTAGGTGGCGACCTTGACGGGCTCGGGAATCAGGGTGCAGGCGAGGTCGATGCCGTCAACGGTGTAGTCCTCGCGGGGCCACTTGAGGGCCTGGGTTGTGGTGCAGCGGTCGCCGTAGAAGCTGAGAGCGTCGATCCAGCGGGTGGCGGAGATCAGGGCGCGGTTTTTGGCGTCGGTGGACTTGGTGGTCCAGTTGGTGCTGTCGGGGACTGTCTCGAAGTAGGTGTCGGCAGCAGCCAGCGTCACGTAGCTGTTAGCCGCGGTTCCGCTAAGAGTGGCGTCAACGACTGCAGGCACGATCAATAAAGTCTTTGTTTGAGTCTACTGCGCGTGGGGCGAGTACTTGTTTTGGGAAGGATACTGGCGTGGTAGACGGTGCCGCCCTCCAGTTCGATGTCGGCAGCACGTTCTAGATGTTGGCCGTAGGGGACATCCTCTTGCCAATGGCGACTATCCTGTAACACGTAGAGACGTACCATGCTCATGCCCGTTCGCAAGTCAACTGAAGTCAGCGTAGAAGCTGAAGCCCCAAAGGGAAATCCTGTGTTGCCCGGTAACGCAGTGAGGAAGCTGGAAGATGTGGCGCTGGAAGTGCGGCGGCTGCAGGTAGAGGAAGGACTGGGTACGCAGGAGATTTCTACGCGGCTTCAGGTCAGCCTTGCTGTGGTTACGCAACTGTTTTTGCAGTCGTACAAAATGACGATGAATACGCCGGAAGTGTTCGAGTTGCAGGAGAGGATTCGAGTAGGCGAGTTTTGATAGTAAAAAAGGCCCCCGTAATTGGGGGCCTCGCTGTATCTACGGCTGTTATCAGGCGTAGGCAGAAGTGTCGAACGGGGTGTTTACCAGCAAGCGGGCCACGGGGACCATCTTGGTGGTGGCGAACACCAGGCTCCAGGAGGCGATGTTGCCGAGGTTTCCGCTGGTGGTGGCGTTGGTCGGGTTGTCGCCGGCATCGCTCCACTTGGTGCCGGTGATGTGGTAACCGTAGTGGTAGTCCACAGCCAGCACGTCCTGCATGGACAGGATGTTGCGGTCGGCAGCCAGACGGAGGTCCTGTTGGATACCCTCAGACACCACGCCGGTTTTGAAGAGGTACACGGGGTACTTCTTGGCGTGGGTAGCAGTGCCGCCGGTCAACGCGATCAGCTGGTCGTCGATCACCACGCGGAGACCCGCGAAAGTGGCAACTTCAGGCTGGGCAATACCCACGCCGCCACCGCCGAACACAACCGCAGTACCAGAAGACAGGGCGGAAGCGCTGAAGGTCAGCATTCCGATCTGCTGCAGGTAGTACGCCACGTTGGAGTGCATGGCGATTGCATCCAGCTCGTCGCCCCGCTCACCCAACAGTGCCTTGGTCTTGATGACGTTGGCGACGTTGAGGAAGTTTGCCTCGGTCATGGAACCGGGCACACCAGCGAAGGTGGCGTTGACTTGGTTGGGGCCAAGCACGCCGGTACCGGCGATAGGACCAAACAGGCCAAGCAGCTGAGCAGCCAGGGTGGCAGTCTTCAGCTTGTTGATGGCAGCAGTCAGCTGGTTGCGGACGTGGGCCAAGGGGTCAGCGCCTGAGCCGAGTTGGCTGATGTCGTCTGCGGCGTAAGCGAAACCACGGTGCAGCAGGGTCATGATCTGCTCGTCGGCAGTCACGTTCTGGGGAACGAGGAAGCCGCTACCACCACCCCAGGTGTTGTTGCTGAGGATCTGGGTCTCAGTCGGGGCGATGGGGTCGAAGAAGGGGACACGCACGCGGGTGCCGCCTGCGCGGGCGTCTAGGGCAGCGTTGCGCTGCACAATGCCGCTTTGGATCCACTTCGATTGCTCGAAGATGCCCTCGGCTGTGTACTGAAGGAACTCGGGGCGGGTAATCAGGTTCGACAGAAATGTCGAAGTCGAACCGTAGTTTCCGGTAAAGGAAGACATGGTGTAGCTCCAGTGGAGTCAGGGTTGGGGAGGTGCCCCACAGGGGCTAGTTGAGTCCGGCTTCAGCTTTGAAGAGCCTGGCTTTATCGGGATCGTTGGCAAGCATCATCATTTGCTGAGTGATGTTCCAGCCGTCCTTGGACCAGGGATTGGCTTGGCCGGGGAAAGCGGTGGAGCGGGCACTACCTGCTACACCCATACCGGCGCGGTTCGTAGCCGCAAAATGATGCTCGTAGCCGCTGCCGGGGTTTTTGAGGTTGGTGATGTATTCGCCAACCGGAACTTCGACGCCGCCGACGACAGCCACGGGCTGACCGTCTTTAGCGCGAAGGTTCTCCTGCAATAAACGATACAGCTGATCGGGCGCCAGTGCACCAGCCGAGGAGAGTTGGGCGATGGCGGAGGATTTTAGTTGTTCTTGTGTAAAACCTTGGCGGATTTGATCAACTTCGGATTCTTTGGTGGCAAGTTGTTGTTTGAGATCGGCAACAGTTTGTTGGGCTTCTTCCCAGAGGGTTTTGAACTCGCCGGATTCTGCGAGTTTGGCAGTTTTGGCGGTTTCTTGGGCGTTGCGAAGGTCGTCGATTTGGGCTTGGAGGGCTTCGCGGTTTTCGCGGTCTTTGCGGCGCTCGGCAATTAGTTCTTGGTTCTTCGCACGAAGCGCGTCGAGTTGAGCGGCCAGATCGGAGCTACCAGTCACAGACTGGGGCGCAGTAGACTCCACGGGAGTCGTTTCTGTGGCTTGAGTTTCGGACACAGCAGTGTGTTACTCGGACTGGTGTAGTCTACAACAACAGAGTGTACTGTTTGTATTGCCTAAGCAAACACCCGCACCGGCTGCTCAGGGCTCACCGCATACTCTGCCCATCCTTCTGGCAGCTCACCCATGTAGTTGACGTGCCAGCCGTCGAGCACAGTCGGGGGCGTGATCACCTCGCCAGTTTCAGGGTCCCATTCGCCACCACGGACGATGGCGCCGATCACATCCAGCGCGTGCGTGTGGCTGGCGGTGACAGGAAAGCAGTCTTCAGTGAGCAGGCCAGCAGCTTCTAGAGCGGCAATGCCGATGGCTTGAGATGGGAAGCGAATGTAATGCGTCATCGGGTCACCTCCTGCAAAACATTGTTGGCAAGGCGTGTGGGCCAAAAAACGAGGCGCTTGATGGTGCCGTTAAGTGGTAATTGGGCAGTGGCGCTTGATCCTATATTTAGTCGATCGACTGCAGGCATTGTTCCACTTGTATCTTCTGTGGCTAAGCTACCAGCTTCGCAGAGTTGAAAGCTGTCTTGTTTAACCGCTGCCGCAGTTTTAGTCACAACTCCATAAGTGTAGGTTCGGTTTAAACCTGCCTGAGCAACTCCGCCCACAGTAACTGTTAAACGCTTGTTGTTGGTTCCAGTGTCAAGTAGTACTCTGTTGCTACCAGTTCCATCGCTAATGCCAACAATGTTGCAATTCAGAGAAGGGGCAGCAGACTCCGCAAACACCGTCCCCTCATCCTGCCGATACCAGCTGCTAAAGTTCGACCCCGTGATGCTGGCCACGTCTGCACTGCGCGTGGCGGTTGCGGTAGTGGTGGGGATGTAGCTGGTGGGGAAAGCGCCGGCTTCTAGTTGGGCGCCCCAGAGGTAGATGCCAGATGTGCCGTTTCCGGTGTAGGTAGCCTGACCGGTGTTGTCCAAAATCTGGATTACCAAAGCCTGTGTATTACCTGAAGTTACGGTCGGATCAATTGTTGATATGATGCGATACCAACCATCGCCAACCGAAACAATAGATTCGGAAAAAGAATTAAGTCCGCCAGTTCCAATAGTACTTGCACTGGTAATAACGCCAGTTGATAAGTTAACTGCTAATCGTCTAGCGGCACCGCCTGTGTTTCCACTGTGCTCTATTCTGGCTTGAGTTCTTTCACCTGCTTTTAAGTAAATACTGGCTGTTCGTGAGGTAGTAGTAACACTTACACTTTGAACAGCATAATGAGTACTGTTTGCAGTTGTTTCTACTAATTTATCGGCGTTTAGTGCACCAGATGGAGACACAATTGCGTCTGCCGTAACTGTAGCTGCAATTTTTGTCCAACTCCCACTGTCAAACTCTTCACTCCTTAGTACCAAATTTGTCCTCGCCTCCTCCACCAGCAGGCCGAGGCTCTCGCCGGTCGTGGGGTTGTGGTCGAAGCGTGGGGCCGAGTTAATTGTGCTGGTGGTGGGGATGTATTCACCCACGGTGGCGGCTTGCTCTAGTTGGGCGCCCCAGAGGTAAATTGTGCCGGTTCCGTTACCTTGATAAAAACTGGTAGATGCCGTGGCAATACGGATTTGGAAAGTAACACTCGCCGTTGCAGTAGCAGTAGCAGTAGCAGAACAACGATACCATCCATCTCCAACGGCAGTTATTGATCCAGTTATGCCGGAGTCAAGGCTGGAAATGGTTCCAGTAGAAATGTTAAAACGGGCGTTTAAATTAGAAGTAAATGCAGTAGAAGAAAAAACAAATGCTATGCCGGGTTGCGTGCCAGCCTTTGCGTAGACAGAAATTGTGTATGTGAGTCCACTGGTTAACGATTGATTTGCCGTAGTAACACTATGAATAACCGTCGTCCCATCATTGCTATCCGTGATTGTGTCAGCAGTAACGGTTCCGTTTGGAGCTGCGATTGAGTTAGCGGTAACCGTTGTATTAACCTTAGTCCAGCTCGCATCATTAAACTCCTCACTCCTCAGCAGCAGGTTCGTCACCGCCGACTGCAACACCCCAGCACTGTCAACAAACGTTCCACTGCTGGCGCGGGTGAAGGTGATCAGCGATGCGCCAGTAACGGCATCCGTCAGGTTCTTGTTATCAGCAAAGCGCAGATCCAGTGACGGCACCGCACGCGCACGACGCCACAACTCATTGCGGACCCATTGGCCGGGCATCAATGCGGCCCGACGGGATGTCAGCGCTAGGCTCACAGACCAGCCTCCAGTGTCATGACACGCAGGTTATACGCGG